TATTATTCTTATCCGCTTCCGGACAATACAATGATCATCGTCAAAGAAACCGAACATGCAAAAGGTGATGACTGGTGGAAGAAAGACGAGCGCGGCGGCTATTACGTTACCACAGAATACTATCTCCTGGAAGGTGATTGGAAAAGATTTGCAGACTGCAAAAAGAGTATGACACAGATTATTGAGCATCTGAGAGAGGTGAAACAATGATAGACGTAATCGTTGCAATGGGTGTTGGCGTGCTAATCGGAGCCTTTGGCGTGATCGCCTGGGCATTAAGTGCCGTAAACAAGGATAGAGGTGAAAAAGATGACAGAGACCAAGCAGGGAAAGGCAACGGACCGGAAAGCCACTGAGGCGGTGAACACGATTAGAATTTACTGTAAAAACAATGACATTCACGACTGCGTATTTAACTGTGCGATACGGCAGGTATGCAGAGGATATTTTCGCAATTTGAACGTACCGATGCTGTGGCCAGAAGTGGAGGTGCCAGATGATTGATGAGAAGAGAGTGCTGCAGGTTGCCAAGGAATTAAGCATGAACCCGGACAAGGCCAGGAAGCTCCTGGAGGATGCCAGATCAGAACCGGCAATTCTGGCGCGGGTACATAGATACGAACTGCTTGTGGGAGGTGACAGAGGTGGACAAGACGGTGCTGGAGCAGTATGTGGAGCTGAAGGAAGAAATCAAAGACCTACATAACCGCATAGACCGGGACAGGCGCAGACTGGTCAAGATCGAGAATGAGGGTGTTGTATCTGATACCGTAAAAGGAACCAGAAAGGATGGCACTATCGGTCCGATCAAGATAACCGGCTACCCTTTTCCGGAAGTTGACCAGGTGAAGGGCATGATTAAAAAGCGGGTAGCAAAGCTTCACATACTGGAAGACGAACTGCAGGACGCACTGAATGCAGCAGATGATTTTATCCGAGAAATTCCACAAAGCGATCTGAGAATGATGTTTCGTTTTTATTACCTGGATGACATGACATGGGTGGCGGTAGCAGCAAATATGAACAGCTGGTTTCCAAAACGGAAATATACAGAAGACAGCTGCAGAAAGCGTCATGACCGATATCTTGAAAAAATATTATAAAATTTTCAAAATGTCCGGTCATGTCCGCTTCGGCTATGGTAGTATGTATACTGGGATTGACGAAAAGATTTCATTAAGCTCCTTATTAAGTGATTGCCAGGTGTCACAGCCTGGCAGTTGATTCTGGCAGATATCAGCCAGGGAATTGCTGAGGCCACAGCAGAGCCGAAATGATATTACAGTGCAGGCTGACACATTGGTACGCGGTTCGACTCCGTGTTGTATGAGTCCGGGGCAGTCATGTGTGAGGGAGCTCACTGCACTACCGGAACACCTCCCCGATCGGGAGGGAGCATGAGCCGTTAAGCCGAGCCGCAGGTTCGAGTCCTGGTGTTCCGATTGGCTCCTCATAATATTATTCCTAGAAAGACATCTGACTATTTGTGGTTGGATGTCTTTCTATTATTTTTAGTGGAAATGTAAATGATTTTATGATATGATTAAAAATGTAAAAAAAATTTCTGAAAACGAGTTGACAAATTGACCAAGTTGGGTTAATATATATTTGCAAGGGGAGCTCCTAGAGAGGCAAATTAGAAAGGATTGGGGTGAAACGCTATGGTAAACAATTTCGGAAAGTTCTGCCGAAAACTTCGGATAGATAAGGGTGAACTTTTATACGATATGGCGACAAAATTAGAAGTTTCATCTGCTTTTTTATCAAAAGTTGAAAATGGCAAGAAAAAACCACCCAAAGAGTGGAGGGAAATTCTCATCAGAGAATATGAGTTAGATTCAGATAAGATTAAAGAATTGGATCAATGCATGTATGAAGCTCAAAATTACGATAGCATTGATATTAGCAATTGGAATGATAATGACAGGATGATGATGCTTTCCTTTGCAAGAAAATTCAATTCTTTTGACAGGAACAAATTGAAAAAGTTTTTGGAAAACGAGGAGGGTGATGATGAATGAATGTTGCTGCTGAAGCACTATCAAGGTCCAAAATTCGAAAACTAGTAAGGGAATTTAGAAAGGCAATAGGCTGTGAGAAAATGGAATATTTTCCAATTGTGCAGTTTATAGAGTGGATTCTGGCTAACCCTGAAAGTGGAATGGACTTTGAAATTGTGGATCCAGGAGAAATGCAGGATACATATGGAACCACTAATACTGAGAAAAATGTCATGCGTATACGAAGCGATGTATATGAAGGAGCCGTAAAGGGAAGACCGCGCGATCGTTTTACGTTGTGTCATGAGTTGGGACATTATATTTTACATCAACCGGAATTTATGTCATATGCGCGAGGTGATATCCCGAGATATCGCCAACCGGAATGGCAGGCAAATACATTTGCTGGAGAGTTGATGGCTCCCTATGATCTTGTTAAAGATATGAGCATTGAAGAGATAATGAAAAAATGTGGAATGTCCAGACAAGCAGCAACAATTCAATATAATGAATATCACAGATGATGTGTCAAACCGAAAGGTTTTATACATACAAAAAACCAAGCACCATGAGATGCTTGGCTCTTGCGAAAAAAGTAAACACAGTGTTCAACTGGTTACAATTCCTTCTAGACAATTGAATTGTACCACTGGATTTACCTTTTGGCAAGAGTGAATTGCGAAAGGAGGATAAATCTATGTGGATTTTCCGCGCATGGATTACCGGGAAAGATGGCGAAAAAATTTACGCCAAAGATCACGGTAAGAAAGCTTTTAGATTCTGGGTAGGTCCTGGACCTGAACCAGATAAAAAGAAGAATCAGTAATTAAATAATCAATAATTTAAATGTTCAATGAAGCGTATTTACCAGTTGGACGCTTCTACTTTAAAGAAAGGTAAAAGGTAGAAGCAATGGCGAAAACAAAAAGTAGCGTTAGAGGACAGCAGCAAAAGAAAATCGTAGTAGTGAAACCATATAAACGTGGTGATGGAACTAAGGTGAGTGGTCACCGAAGATCAACACCAAATTAACTGATATTAAAAAAATATATTATGCGAGGAAATAAACATGGAAGATTATATCGAAAAACTATTTAAACAGTATCCTTTTATCTATAAAATAGGGGATAGATTTTTTGCTTTTGGAACTGGTGTTTGTTCAGAATGTCTGAAGCAAGACAGAGAGGGATTGAAATACAGATACAAACGTTATTGTGATAACGTTGATGTAGAAATGGATAGAGAGACTGCTTGGAAAATATTTCGCAAGTTAAATGTTATCGGGGAAATTATAATACAAGAAGAAGGGCCATGTTACAATCCTGAAGAAAAAATAAAAGAGTTTAATTTTAATGAAGAAGAAATGGCAGAGTTGGAAGCACAAATTGATCAGTACGTGAAAAATTGGGTAAATCATGGATTGGCAGATTGGGCTACTGGCAGATATACTTCAGTATAGGTAAAAGTAACAGCTAAATAATTAACAACACACGCACCAACAAGGCAGCCTCCCCGGGGGCTGCTTTTGTTGTACCCAAAAACGACGAATAGAGGTGATGAGACATGGCCAGAGCGCCGGATCCAAGAATTGAACAGGCAAGGGCCATGTGTCTGAAAGGCATGAAATTAGTTGAGATTGCAAGTCAACTGAATCTGCCGGAAGGTACTGTTCGAAGTTGGAAAAATAGATATAAATGGGATTGCAACGTTGCAAAAGAAAAACGCAACGTTGCAAAAAGGAAAAAGGGCGGTCAGCCAGGCAATCAAAATGCAACCGGTCCGCCGGAGAATAAGAATGCAGTTAAGACAGGAGAGTTTGAGACTCTCTTTTTTGATTGCTTAGAACCAGATGAACAGAAGCTGATCCAGACAGTACAGCCAGATAAAGAGCAGCTGCTTCTGCAGGAGATTCAGCTGCTGACTGTCCGGGAACGGCGTATGTTAAAGCGGATTGAATCCCTGAAGTTCCTGGAGCAGACTTCGGATCCGGAAGATGACCAAGGGGAGGATGAGCTTGAAAAAGCACCTCCCGGAATGTCTGTTACAAAGTACAAATCTGGAATGGAGAAAGGAAAGCCAACACTCCTGAGGGAATACGAAGGAATCCTTGGTCAGATCCAGTCCATTGAGGATGCGTTGACCAGAGTCCAGGCCAGACGCCAGAGGGCAATTGAAGCCCTGCATAAATTTGGTTATGATGATGCTCATCTGGAGCTTGAAACTATGAAGTTCGAGCTGGAGCTTCTGAAACAGGATGGACAGAACGAGGATGATACAGATGACGGCTTCCTGGAAGCCATGAATGCTTCTGCCGAAAATGTCTGGGGTGATGAGGATGTATGAGAAACTGAGCAGCCTTAAGAAGCGCCTGCAGCAGATGAAGCAGAACCGGACAACCAGACAGAACGGCCAGACATTTCACTTCTCTCCATTCTCAAAGAAGCAGAAACAGGTACTGACCTGGTGGTGCAAAGAATCCCCAGTCCATGACAAAGATGGAATCATAGCAGACGGAGCTATCCGATCAGGAAAGACTGTCAGCATGTCGCTGTCTTTTGTTATGTGGGCAATGAGCGGCTTTGCAGGTCAGAACTTTGCCATGTGCGGAAAGACAATCGGCTCCTTCCGGCGAAATGTTTTGTTCTGGCTGAAGCTCATGCTTCGATCAAGAGGTTACTCTATCACGGATCACAGAGCAGACAACCTGGTAGTTGTGCGGAAGAATAGTATTGAAAACTATTTCTACATCTTTGGCGGTAAAGATGAACGTTCTCAGGATCTTATTCAGGGTATTACACTGGCTGGTGTGTTCTTTGATGAGGTTGCACTGATGCCGGAATCCTTTGTCAACCAGGCAACAGGACGTTGCTCTGTGAAAGGCTCCAAGTTTTGGTTTAACTGTAACCCGGACGGGCCGTATCACTGGTTTAAGGTCAACTGGATTGACAAGTCTACCGGATATCTGGGAAAAGAACAGGTCGAGAAGATTCGCCAGAAGGCAAAAGCAGAAGGCAAGGATCCAGGACTGAAAGCGCTTCTGTATCTGCATTTTACCATGGATGACAACCTGTCCCTGGATGAAGAGGTAAAAACCAGATACCGCAGCATGTACATTGGCGTATTCTTCAAGCGTTACATCCTGGGATTATGGGCAGCAGCCGAGGGCGTTATTTATGATATGTTTGATGAAGCCAGGCATGTCCGCGATATCAAGGATTTCTTTCAGCTTCTGATCAACGGCAACCGCTATGTTTCCTGTGACTATGGTACTCAGAATGCAACCGTCTTCCTGCTCTGGAACAAAGGCAGGGATGGAGTCTGGTACTGTATCCGGGAATATTACTATTCAGGACGTGATAAAGGCAGACAGAAAACAGATTCTGAATATGCAGATGATTTAAAAAAATGGCTGGATGGTACGAAGATAAAAGCAATCATCGTGGATCCATCTGCAGCTTCCTTCATTGCAGAGCTCCGCAAGCGCGGGTACAAAGTGCTGAAAGCCAACAATGATGTGTTGGATGGAATCCGCCTAGTGGGAATGCTGCTGAATTTGGAACTGCTGAAATTCGCCAGTTCCTGTACAGAAACCATAAAAGAATTTGCTTCCTACATCTGGGATGAAAAAGCCCTGGAACGTGGGGAGGATAAGCCAGTTAAGCAGCACGATCACAGCTGTGACGCTGTACGTTACTTTGTGAGCACAGTGCTTGGCAGCAGGGTAGCGAGACTTCGAGAAATAAGTAGGTGAGAACAATGTATATATTTACAATTCCAAGAGAAAAATTTGACGAGCTGGCACCGGACAAAAGGATCATCCGTCAGCTAATCAGTAAGCACATCAGCCAGGTTGAAGATCTGAAAAAGAACATGGCTTATTACCAGGGCAAACATAAGATCCTGGAAGATGCCAAGCGGGAAAACAGGCTGGTATGCAACCATGCAAAGGACATTTCAGACACAGCCAGCAGTTATTTTATCGGAAATCCGGTTACTTATAAGTCAGATGCTGATATAAAGGATTTGACAGATTCGCTGGAGACAGCAGGGGCAGATGAGACTGACGGTGATAATGGTCTGGATCTTTCCATCTATGGCTTGGCTTATGAATATGTGTATGTGAAGGAAAATGAGAATAATCTACTGACCAAGAACCTGTCCCCGGAAAATACGTTCATGGTAAAAGATGACAGCATAGAGGAAAACGAGCTCTTTGCTGTCTATTATTATGTCCGGAAAGATGATTCGGAGACGGGACCGGAGCATTACATAGCAACCGTGCTGACGCCGAATTACAAGTATGAGCTGGACATCCAGAACAATGAAGTACCACAGCTGACAACAGAACTGCCAGTTCCCCATTACCTGGGAGAAATCCCGATTATTGAGTATTTGAACAATAAGCTTGCCATTGGGGACTTTGAGCTTCAGATTCCTCTGATCGACGCTTACAACGCACTGATGAGCGACCGTATTACAGACAAGGAGCAGTTTATTGATGCCATTCTTGCCATTTATGGCACGTTGCTCTCAGATGAGGATGAATCTGGTACGGAAGAGGAAGATCAGAATATCAAAAAGGCAAAAGAAAGGCTGAAAAAGTACAAGGTGCTTGAAATGCCTGATACAGCTAAGGCAGAGTACCTGACCAGGACGTTTGATGAATCCGGAGTGGAAATCCTAAAAAAAGCTATTGAACAGGATATTCATAAATTTTCCCATATTCCCTGTATGTCAGATGAATCCTTTGGTGGAAATGTGTCTGGCGTGGCTATGGAGTTTAAGCTTCTGGGAATGGAGAACATCACCAAGATAAAGACCAGATATTACAGAAAAGGTTTAAGAAAGCGCATTCGGATTTTTTGCAATTATCTGGAGCTCCATGGCAAGAGTGTGGATCCGGCCGGAATCACAATGACTTTTACCAGGGCACTGCCGAAGAATCTGTTGGAGATCTCCCAGATTGTGGCAAACCTGTGGGGAAAAGTAAGTAGAAAAACACTACTGTCCCAGGTACCATTTGTGGATGATGTGGACGAAGAACTGAAAGCTTTGGATGAAGAGACAGAAGAGAACCTGAAACGGCAGCAGGAGGTCTTTGGCATGCAGGAGAACACACCACCACAAGATGGTAATCCGGATCAGAAGGAACCAGATAAATCTGAAAAGGATGATGCTGAATGAGTAACTACTGGGAAAGACGCGCCGTGTGGGACTTATACAAGAACCTGGATAACGCAGAAGCCACAGCTGATCTGATCGCAAAAGTGTACAGAAGTGCTTCCATGAATCTGACTTACGCTGCGAAAGATATATTTGAAAAGTATATGACAAAGCATAAATTGTCAGAGGCAGAAGCCCGCCGGTTATTGGATACCTTACAGGATAAGACTTCTCTGGATGAAGTTCTGCAGACATTAAAGAATAAAGATTATTCAGAAAAGACCAAGCAGGAGCTTGTCCAGGAACTGGAATCTCCGGCGTACCGCGCAAGGCTTGAAAGACTACAGGATGTTATGCAGCAGGTAGACAAGCTGATGGAAAACGTTTATCACCAGGAACAGCAGTTTGACACCAGTTTCCTCCGTGATCTGGGAGAAAGGGCTTATTACCAGTCCATTTACAATATCCAGAAGCGTACCGGTCTTGGATTTAGCTTTTCCCATATCAGCCAGAAACAGGTTGATCAGGTGCTGCGAATGAACTGGTCTGGAAAGCATTACTCAAAGCGTATATGGAAGAATACGGAAAATCTGGCTCAGACATTGAAGGAAGAAATGCTGGTCAGTCTTCTCACTGGCCGCACGGATCGGGAGACAGCACAGATCATTGAAAACAAATTCGGGGCAGGAGCTATTCAGGCAAGACGGTTGGTGAGGACAGAAAGCTGCTTTGTAGCTGGTGAGCTTACTGCCAGGGCTTATGAGGAATGCGGCGTAGAGAAATACCGATATCTTGCAACTCTGGATTTGCGAACAAGCAAGATTTGCCGGAGCCTGGATGGGAAGGTTTTCCCTTTGTCAGAAAGACTGGTTGGAAAGAATTATCCGCCAATGCATCCTTGGTGCCGTTCTACCACTATTAGCATCATTGATGAAGAAACTCTTGCTCGGATGAAAAAAAGAGCTTACAACCCGGGTACGGGATGTATCGAATTGATACCGGCAAATATGACCTATGACCAGTGGTATGAGAAATATGTGAAAGGGAATGCCAAAGCTGAAGCACAGGAAAAAGCAATTAAAAATAATTCTTCTGACAGAGAACAGTATGAACGTTACCAGAAAGTTTTAGGCAAAACCGTCCCGAAATCTTTTGCAGACTTCCAGGATATGAAGTATAATGAACCTGAGATGTGGAAGTTCATGAAGCTGGATTACCAGAGAAGAAGTGAACTTCTGGAACATCCGGAACTGAAGCTACCGAATGCAGAAAAAGCTATTCTGCCAGAGCCTAAGTTTACGAAATATTTGTTTGACGAAAACAGTAAAAGCGGATATCCTAAGGGCAGAGCTTTTACAGATCGTTTGGGTTATGGAATGGACAATTGGCAGAAACTGCAAAAAGCATTAAAAAATGGTGCACCAAGATATCCAGCTCAGTATGTTGACAATAACGGATACGGCGACAGATATGTTCAGAAGATGGTCCTTTATGGTGAAAAGGGAACACCGGCAAATGTAATTGTAGCATGGCTCAAAAATGCAGATGGCACAACAAAGTTGACCAGCGCGTACATTAAGGAGGCGAAGTAAATGCAGATAAAAGAATTTGATACAGTGCTTTTAAAAGATGGACGCGAAGCAGCGATTGTCGAAATATTAGATGATACACATTTCCTTGTGGATGTAGGGGATTCGCCTGCTGACTGGGATACTATTAACGCAACTATGGATGATATAGAAAAGGTAATTTCTAACTAACAATTGTTAATACCGTTACAAAAACAATGATAGCACGTTGAAAAACGTGTTATTTTTGTACTTATTTTTAAGAAAGAGAGGTCAAGAAAATGATATTTGCAGAAGCATTAAAGACTATGAAAGGTGGAAGGGGAGTAAAACTTCCATCATGGGGAGGATATTGGTGGTGGGATGAAGAATCTCAGACAATCCTTATGTACACAAAAGATGGTGGCTGTATGGACATAAGAGAAACACAGAATGTCGAGTATACAATTCAGAATATTCTTTCTGACGAATGGATTGTTGCAGATGGTCAGAATTGTCCGATTCTTGGAGGAGAAGCAGCATTCTCTTTCGGTGAAGCCATTAAGTACCTGAAAAGAGGCATGAAAGTAGCAAGAAAAGGATGGAATGGAAAAAATCAGTACATTCAGCTTGCTACTGATATTTCATATAAGACAGCAGCTGGTAGGATTATAAACTGTGAGCATGAAGCGATTGGAAATAAAGCAATCGCATTTGTGGGAACATCAGGCGTTCAGATGGGATGGCTTGCATCACAGGCGGATATGCTGGCAGATGATTGGGTAATTGTGGAGGAATAACAACATGGAGAATGAAGAATTTCTGAGATTATGTAAAGCAAAAGTTGCAGAGTATACCAATAGTCACATGGATGTTACAGACCGGCAGCAGGTGACTGTACATGATGTGTATGTGGTATGGAGTTGTAAGACCTTGCAGAACAACAAGGCACTGCTTAGCACTACGGTACCAGATGGCATGTACTATGAGCTGACATATAACGGCGATAAGAACGAACTGTATATGGATGCCTATAAGAAGTTTGAAAACAGATGCTTCAAAATGTAGGAGGAAGAAAATGAAAAGAAGAGCAACCAAAAGAATTGCAGTATTAATGGCACTGGTAATCCTGGTATGTTTTGTAGCTACGGGTTGCACAGAAGCTGATCAGGTGAGTGCGAATATTTCACAGGAGGCAGATAACTTCAATGTAACCAGAAAACTTACTGTTTTGAATGCCAGAACAGATACAATCCTGTTGGAATTGACTGGAACATTTGCACTGAAGAATAACTCTTCAAATGAACTGGAAGTAATTATTGAGACCGCAGAAGGGAAGTACCAGAAAGACTATGTTTATTTGAATGACTATACCATGTATGTAGTTGAAGACATTTCTGGATCGGATGTGGACAAGTACCATTATGAGATTAATTTTCTTCCACAGTGGGGATTTAAAGTCACACATAATGATTAAATTTGTGCCGGCGCAAGAGGAGGTGAGAACCATGAAAATAAAAGCAATCAAGCGTTACAGCGACATCCGTCTGCATAAGGTAATCGAACCTGGTACCGTCCTGGATGTGGACGAGGCCAGAGCAGATCATCTGGTGAAGGAAGGGATGGCTGAAATCGTGAAGGAACCAGCTAAGACCGCACAGAGAAAGGAATAGGTGATCCAATTATCTCCCTCTGGGACGCAGGGTGACGCGTCTTATTTTTATGCTCCGAAATGAGGGTAAACTAAAAAATCTGAAACGAATGGCCCGGGCCCTGTAGGGAATAGGCTGGGCGGAAAGGATAGACATGAGAAATAGAATTGTAAAAGCATTTTGTAAAGTACCAATGAACCTGCAGCTTTTTGCAGAAGGAGGAGACGGCGCTGGGGCTGATGGCGGCAATGGCGGTGGATCTGGCGAGGGCGCAGGCGGTGAAGGTGGAGCTGGTGGAGATACCCCTCCATCTTTTGATGACTTCCTGAAGACCGGCGGCAACCAGGCGGAGTTTGACAGACGTGTCCAGAAGGCGGTCAATACGGCAGTGACAAAAGCCCAGGAGAAGTGGCAGGCACTGGCGGATGATAAGCTTTCCGAAGCCGAGAAGCTCGCCAAGATGACAAAGGAAGAAAAAGCGCAGTACATGCAACAGAAAAAAGAAAAGGAACTTACTGACAGGGAGGCAGCAATCACACGTAAGGAGCTGATGGCAGAAGCCAAGAACACTCTTGCCAGTGACGGGCTTCCCCAGGAGCTTGCAGAGGTGCTGGATTATTCAGACGCTGATACTTGCAAGAAATCCATGGAGAAAGTCAAAGAAGTGTTCCAGAGAGCTGTAGAGACTGCAGTGGAGGAAAAGCTGAAAGGCGGCAAGCCTCCGAAGAAGGCACCAGGCGGTGACGCACAGAAAGCCCTGGAAGAACAGGTGTATAACATCATGATGGGCAATAATTAAAGGAGAGTGAATAAATTATGGCAATTAATACATTAGCAGCTGCAACCTTATTTATGACTATGCTGGATAAGGTCGCAGTACAGGAAGCAACCACCGGTTGGATGGACGCCAATGCGGGACGTGTGATCTATAACGGTGGAAATGAAGTAAAGATCCCGAAAATGTCCCTTCAGGGAATGGGAGATTATGACAGGGATAACGGATATACACAGGGCTCCGTTACTCTGAATTATCAGACAAAAACAATGACTCAGGATCGTGGACGTCTGTTCAATCTTGATCCAATGGATATCAACGAGGCGAACTTCATTCCAACAGCGTCTGCTGTTATGGGTGAGTTCCAGAGAATGCACGTAGTTCCAGAGATTGACGCTTACCGTATCTCTAAAGTGGCTACAGAAGCAATCACAGCTGAAAAGGCAGGAATGGTGGATTATGGCTACGCTCCGGGAGCCACTGGAACTTCTGCGCTCAGAGCTTTTAAAGAAGGTATCAAGGCGGTACGGGATAACTATACCGGACCTCTTGTATGCCAGGCAACTACTGATTTTATTATGGAGCTTGAACTGGAACTTGCTGGAAAAATTACTGCGACAACCT